CCTCGGCGATCGGTTTCGTAGCGCAGCCGATCCAGGCGGTGCCGCTGGTCTTTTCCCGCGACCGCCGCGGCGGTGATGTGGTGATCGAGGACGCGGCCCTCACGGCATTCTGGGAGCGGCCGGCGAAGAGCCGCGGCGGGCTGATGGCCCGCGCCGATCTGATCGAAGCGACGGTGGCCTGGCTGTGCCTGAAGGGCGAGGCCTTCTGGCTGATGGATGACAGCTTCCTGAAGCGCGGGATGAAGAAGAGCCCGCTGATCCTGGCGCGGCCGGATGACATGCGGCCGGTGCTGGAAGGTGACGAGCAGAAGGTGGTCGGCTGGGTGTGGACCGGCGGACGCGGACGGCGCGAGGTGCTGGTACCGCAGCAGGTGGTCCACCTGAAATTCTACAATCCGTACGACGAGGTGCGCGGCCTGCCGAAGTGGGAAGCGGCGAAGATCGCGGCGGACAGCGACTACGCGGCGGGAGTCTTCGCCCGGAACCTGATGGCGAACAATGGCGACCGCGGGCCGTACGTCATCGGCAAGGACGGCGGTGCCAGCGATGACCAGGTGAAGCAGATCACGGCGATGCTGCGGCAGAAGCGGGAGCTGAGCCGCCGCGGGGATTTCCGGCCGGTGTTCCTGACCGGCGACATCGAGGTCAAGGAACCGGGCCTGTCCGCGGTGGATACCGCCTACATCGCGCAGCGCGTGGAGAACCGGCACGAGATCTATGCGGCCTTCGGCGTGCCGATGAGCTTCGCGGAGGTGATGTCCTCCTACTCCATCGGGTCGGCGAGCGATCGCTTCCGGCTGATCGAAGACACCTGCCAGCCGATGGGCTCCAAGATCGCGGACGGCATCGAGCAAGTGTGCAATGAGATGCTGGGGTTCCCGGTGTTCGCGGAGTGGGACTGGGACGAGCACTCGACGATGCAGGCGGTGCGGGCGGAGCGGGTCGAATCCGCGGCGAAGCTGGTGGACCGCGGGATGCCGTGGAAGGACGCGAGCGAGTATCTGCGGCTGAAGCTGCCGCGGTTCAAAGGCGATGACGTGGGGCGGGTGCCTTTCAATCTGACGGAGATCGGCGGCGAAGAAGATTCCAGAGACCAGAAGCCAGAGACCAGTGAAGAGCCGGATCCTGTGGAAGAGCTGGAGAAGGTGCTTCGAAGCGGGTTTTCAGCGCCCCCACTCCGCCAAGGCTCCGAGGGGCAGGCGGTGAAAGCCTGCGGAAACGGTTGCGGGTGCGGGGCGCATGAGAAGGCGGACGGCAAGCCCAACAAGGTCTGGGAACGGACGCATGCGAAGCGCCGGCCGTGGGAGAAGATGATGGCGAAGAAGATCCGGCGGCTGCTGATGGACGCGCGGAGCGAGACGCTGCGGAAGCTGGCCGACGTGCTGGCGACCGAGGACGCGACGAAGGCGGTGGAGACGCGGCTGAATATCCTGGCGATCCTCTTCGACCTGGGCGAGTGGCTGCCACGCTGGGTGAAGGCGCTGGCGGAGGTGGATCGCAATGCGCTGATGGCGGCGGGGCTGGAGCTGTGGACCGATGAACTCGGCAAGGATGATCCGCTGGTGATGCCGGCGGTCCAGGTCAATACGGCGATCCGGCTCCGGGAAAACCGGCTGAGCAATGCGGGCACGAAGGTCTGGGACCGGGTGCGCAAGGATCTGGAAACGGCGATCGCGGACGGCACGCCGAACGAAGAGCTGGCCGGGAAGATCAAGCAGAGCTTCCACGGGATCGACAGCACGCGGGCCATGGCGATCGCGCAGACGGAGACGACGGTGGTCTATGAGACGGCACGCGACATGGTCTTCCGCGAGGCCGGCGTGCAGTGGACGCAGTGGCTGCACAGCGGCCTGCTGGACCATGCGCGGCTGACGCACCAGGCGGCGCACGAGCAGATCCGCGAGATGGGCGAGCCCTTCGACATCGGCGGGATCACGCTGCGCTTCCCCGGTGATCCGGAAGCTCCGGCCGACGAGGTCATCAACTGCCGCTGCGTGCGGATCGCCGTGGCGGGGCCGGATCAGGAGGACATCGAGGGGAATGAGGGGGACTTCCCTTACTGAAGGCAAATCACCAATCACCAATCCTCCAATCATCAATCGGACTGTGAAGACTGAAGCCATCGTTTACGTGACCCTTTCGCCCGGCGTTTGCGCGGAGGTGCGGGTGCGCGTGATCGAGGAGCCGCTGCCGACGCCGCTGGAGCTGCCGCGCGTGCGGGAGCCAGGCGTCACGGAGATGGATGCGGTGGCGGGGCTGCTGTCGGCGAAGAGCTACTGCATCACGCCGCCTTTTCCGGTGTCCCTGCCATCCAAGCCGGCTGAAGCCGGCGCTCCCTGAAAACCATGGACGCGACCTGCCAACCTGAAATCTCCGCTTCGCGTGGCCGCCGGCTTGCGCGGTTCCGGAATTGTTTCTGCGGGCAGCAGGCGGAGAAGTTCATGGGTGGCATGTTCCTGTGCCGGCGCCACTGGGCAGCGGATCGGGCACGGCTGCGGCAAGACCCGGAAGTGACGGCCCGGAACATCCGGGAGTGCAACGCGCGCTGCGAGAAGCAGCGGGTGCAACGGCTGAAAGCGCTGGGGCTGTGCGTGACCTGCGGGAAGCGCGCGGCCAACACGAATGCGACGCGCTGCGAGCCGTGCCAGGCGAAGCGCCGGGAGTTGCAGGCGAGCTACCGAGGAAAGCCGCAATCGCCAGTTCATCCGTGGCGGGCGGATTTCAAGAAGCGCTGAGCGGGGCTGCTAGAGCGACAAACTGATCCGAGCCCTGAACGTCGAAGCCCGCATCGTCTCCGAAGCGGAAGGCCTGGTCGACTACGTGGCGAGCGACGCCACCCTCGACAGCTACCGCGAGATCGTGGATCCGCGCGGCTGGCGCTTCACGCACTTCGCGAAGAACGCGCCCTTCGTCGATTCGCACGACTACTGGACGATCGAGAAGCTGCTGGGCAAGGTGACGGCCTTCCGCGTGGAAGGGGCACAGCTCATCGAGCGGGTGCAGTGGGCGAAGGACGTGGCCGAGAACAAGCTGGCGGCGCTGGGCTGGAAGATGACGACCGGCGGCTTCCTCAAGGCGGTGAGCGTGGGCTTCTTCGCGACGAAGAGCTACTGGGGCGGCACGCCGGAATTCGCCGACGCGGCGACGGCGCTGGGGCTGGATGTGGCGACCGCGGCGCAGTGCCGGCGGATCTTTGTGGAGCAGGAGCAGATCGAGCTGAGCGCCTGCATCATCGGCGCGAACCCGAACGCGCTGGCCAAGGCCTGGGGCGAGGGCTGCGTGAAGGATGCCGACCTCGCGGCCGTGGGCTTCACGGACGAGGACCTGCGCTTCCTGCAGCTGGCGGGCAAGGCGCTGGATCTGCCGGACACCGGCGACATCACCCGCGAGCTGATCGCCCGCGAGATGGGCCGGATCACCGGCCGCACGAAACTTTCAGGAAAGCCCGGTGATGGCACCGGCACCGATGCAGGCAAGCGCGCCGCGGCATTGGAAGCAGAGAGGCGCGCGGCCGAGCAACGGGAATTCCTGAAGAAGCTCGAAGCCCTGGTGGGCTGAGAGTGGTTAGAGACCAGAGACAAGACTTCAAGACACACGACATGAAACTGAATCGAAACAACGGCTTCCTCATGGAAGAATTCAACGGCAACCCTGGCGGCGGCGGATCGCTGACGCAGGACCAGTTCCAGGCGCGCACCCTGAGTGCGATCGAGAAGGTGCGGGAAGGTCAGAAGACCATCACCGACAATATCGACAAGATCGACAAGGACGGGAAGAAGCTGGCCGAGGATTTCTCCGCCCACGTGAAGAGCTTCGAAGGTCTGCCGCACCAGGTGGCGGAGACCACCCGCACGCTGGCCCAGCTGCAGCTGAAGATCGCCACCGAGCGACGCTCCGCCTACGGCTCCGGCCTGGACCGGATCTCCGGCGACGAGGAGATGCGCAGCATCGTGAACGGTGTGATCCGCACGAACTACAAGCGCCAGACCGGCTCCGCGATGGCGCTGCCGGAAGACCAGGTGAAGGGTGCCGAGGCCTATGCCAAGGCGCTGACCTCCGCCGCTTCCCCCGGCACCACGGTGCAGACCGCGGCGCTGCTGACCGAGATCTACGGCACCATCGCCGAGTTCGGCGTCTGGAACATGTTCGACGTGATCCCGGTGTCCACCGCCAGCAACAAGCTGATCGTGGACGCGACCGATCCGACGATGTACTTCCAGGCGACGGAAAACACCGCGGTGACCGAAGGCGCCATCACCGGCTCCAACGTGACGGCCACGATCAACAAGATGCTCGGCTGGATCCAGGTGAGCCGCGAGCTGATCGAGGACGCGGAGATCGACCTGGTGGGCCACCTCCTCCGCAAGTTCGCCAACGCGACGGCCTACCGCCTCGACTGGGCATGTCTCCAGGCGGACGGCGGTGCCGACACCACGGACGGCAGCTTCACCGGCCTCTTCGGCGGTAGCGCCACGGCGGCGGTCGCGGCTTCCGGCAATGTCTCGGTGGCGACGCTGGACTTCGAGGACTTCCTCACGGCGATGCTGGCAGTGGACGCCGCGGTGCTGAGCCGCCCGACCACCTGCTGGATCATGCACCCGCAGATGGTGGTGCGCGCGCTGGCGATCAAGGACGGCAACGGCCGCCCGATCTTCCTGCCGAGCATCGACGCGCCGGCTCCCGGTGCGATCGGTTCCATCCTGGGCTACCCGGTCAAGCTGGCGCACGCCGCCAACGCGACCGACGGGGTGTCCAAGCGGATCGCCGTCTTCGGCGATGCGATGGGCCAGGCGGTGTGCCTGCGCAAGGACTTCGAGTGGGCCTCGTCCGACCAGGCGAAGTTCACCGAGGACAGCATCGTCTTCCGCGCCCGTGCGCGCGCTGCGGCGGTGACCAAGCGTGCGGCGGCCTTCGGCGCGCTGACCACGGCAGCCAGCTGATTTCTCGGCTGGGTTGTTCATGACGTGGCGGGCGGGTGCCTGAGGGGATCCGCCCGCCACTGAGCAGCCCGGCAGAAATCATCAATCACCAATCCTCCAATCATCAATCAAGATGGCCAAGAAGACTACTGAAGAAGCCGCCGCGAACGTCACCGTGAAGGTGCTGTGCGGTGCCCTGTCCGAGAACGGCGTGAGCTACACGGAGGGGCAGACCTTCGAGACCACCGCGGAGCGCGCCGACGCGCTGGGCGAGCTGGTGACCACCAAGCTGTCCGAGGACTAAGCCCCCCTACGCTGAAGCTACGGGGGGCAGGCCCCCTGTGAACACGAACTAATCGCCGCCATGCTCTCCGCAGGATTCGCCACGACCACGTATCTCCGCTCGCGTCTGATGCCCGATGAGGCAGCAGGGGAGAG